TCATATCTAACAAAAATCTGTGATCTCTGCCCCATAAATTATTCCTTTCTTACAGTTTTACCACCCACCGAAAAGGATCCTTTTTATTTTTTATAAAGTTTATCGACGACTCTCATACATTCCATCATCAACCCATATTCAGTGAAATCCTTAATTTCAATTACACTGGTTTCATTGTATACACTAACCAATAACACATGAGCATTCTCACAATAATCTACTGTTACACGGGCATCAGTATAAGGATTTGCCTTAAACATCTTATTCATCTCTTCAATCCATTTAATCATTTTCTTTTCTCCATTACTTAATTAATTCTTCTGCAATTCTGTATGCCTGATCAATAAGATTATCTCCTTCGACAATCTTCATAAATCTGTTTTCCTGGTATGTATTTGTTAATCTCTTTGCAGGTTTGTGCGTAGAAAAATCAGATACAGCATTCACGAATCTGAATACGCTTTTCTCTGTCTGCTGCAGATCCGGGGCGTCCCAGCAAGACATTAATAATTCTCTATCTTCCTGGATATCTGCTGCTTTTCTTACAGAGTCTTTCTTCTCATCAATTGGAAGTAACTGCTTTGCAAGATTCCACATATCGTCTTTTGTAATAGACTTGCGTTTCATATTTTCAAATTCGCTTTCAAGACTGCCAAGATAGTTTTCTGTATTCATGATAGTCATTCTGGCATCTTCAAGTTTTCCGTTGATATTTCCGACATGAGTACAACTCCAAGAGCGACTAGCTCTCTTAAGAGCAAGGTTTAATGTGTTCTGGCACCATATTCTAATCGGAGTAATTGCAACTCGTACAGATCCTTTTCCATCATGTGCATTTGTAAATACAAGGTATGGATCAATTTTCTCTCCGGCAAGATTCCTTCCCTCAAGCTTTGCTAACAGCCAGATCTTTTTGCCGCGAGCCAAAGCTCCAGCTGTTTCATAACGAACCCCTTCGCCCAGTAATTCATCTGTAAATGCAAATGCTTCGCTGTTCTGAACTACTTTATACTTTTCAGTGACAATACCGAGGACAGTTTGATCAATATCCCTGATATTTGCCTTGAATCCATCGACAAGTTTACCGGAACTAGCAGTTGTGATGTTCTGCTGTACTACCTTCCAATCAAGTCCTGCAAGCTTTAGAGCCTGACTAGAATCTACAGCGCCCACAACTTCCTTTCCAAGTCCGTCCCACGGAGCTTTTCTTGCATCAAACATACTTTCTACATTTGTCATTCTGCTTGTTGTTCTTTCCATTGTTCTGTTCATATTATTGGTCATCATAATATCAATCTCCTTTTCGCATTGTTTATATAAAGTTTATTATTTACAGTATTGAGCTATGGAATTATTCTGTTATTCTGCAATACGTTTTCTCTTATCAAAATCTTTTCCATCCTCGACACCGGATGCGTAAGCTTCGGATGATTTGCTTGTGTTATTTTTTATAGATGATTTTCTTACGTTTTGATTTACATAATCAGTTATTTCATTAGGGACTGAAAGGACAAGCCCCCAGCCAAATTCTTTATTTTGTTCGGCATATGCTTCTTCTAATCCTTTAACAAATCCCATACCATAATCTCTATATAATTGAGATCCTTCTGCATAGGTTTTAGTATTTTTCCGAAGCTCCTTTTCTTTTGACTTAATACATTCAAGAGCGTATAAAAATATTTCCGTACAGATTTTTATATCATCCGGGAAACCAATGAACATTACTACTCTTGATCTACTTCCTTTTGGCATGTAAGCAGCTTCTTTACAACAATTGTTATTAGCGATAACTTTTGCAAGATTGTACATCCAAGGGTTTTTCCTGGAATTAAAAGAATCATTTTCCATAAATGCTTTCATGATTCTTTTATCAACTTCCATTGTGTCTGACATGCTAATCTTATGTTCCGCCATAAGTTCTCTTGCTTTAAGTAGAGCAGCTTTCGCTTCATGTTCATTAGATGATTCTGATAAAGCAAGAAGCTTTTTAATTTTCTCTTTATAATCAATAGCCATAATTAATTATTCCTTTCTGATAAATTAATCTACTTTAATACCAGTACATTTCTCAATTGCCCGTACTTTTGGAAATTGTTTTTCAGCATTTGTTTGATCCTGTGAGAACCCTTTTGAATCTCATCTTCCGTATCATGCAGAAGATGATACTGGTTAACGCCATCTGATCTGCCGAATCATACTTCAGCCTCCTCATCATCCGAACTATTCAGGACCATAGACGCATCGCCGGACACTAAGAGGTATAATGTATCTGGCTCATCTTCACAAAGTCCAATCACACTGTAATTAACATCCATCAGAAGGTCACTGTCAACCAAACCAATTGAAATCAGATCCAGGAAACTTTCCAGATCATTATCAATCATATCGGAGATATGTACCTTGACTACACCCTCAACATAATGGTTCTCATCTGAAAATTTCTGAATATCTTCCTGAGAGATCGGTCCCGACAAATAATCTTTTCCTTTTACAGTTATGTGAGATTCAGAAGAAACTGGGCTTTCTTTCAGTTCTTCTTCATACACCTCCTGCAGGGAACTATGTTCCATAAACTGGCAGTATTCTTCCATTTTCTTACGGAAGAATTCCTGTTCTTTTTCTGTCAGCGGCCAATCATACTCTTCAGATGTATCATCTGCCTCCAGATAATAAGAAGCTGTGATTTGTCCATCTGGATGCCAGTAAGTGTAAAAATTCACCCATGTAGAATCATTATCACGGGTATGTGTTCCAAAATACCGGTCCATATCAGCCCATAGTTCATAATAGGCTTCGATATAGTCTTTTTCGGCATCCACAACAAGCTCGTTGCAGCAGTTTACGGATTCCTTCGTGATATCAATCTCACGCTTTCCTCCAGTAAAGAGAGTTTCAAAATCTCTCTCATTGTACCGCTTCCACTGTCCACCAAAGCAGGACCATAAGGTCGGATTCAGCGAATACAATTCTTTCCGGAATAATTTAGCATACTCCTCCAACGCAGCTTCTGCTGATGAAAAAAATAGTTCTTTCTCCAAATTTCCTTTTTCTGTTCCAGTTTTTATATAGGTTCTTAATTTAAACATAATTTTTCCTCCTGAGCAAATTAACACAATCCTTTTTCTGTATATACTGCATAGCTGACATGCCATCCCTCTGCCTTATGGCGTGCCAGCAAAGAAGCAAGTTCCTGATCGGAATACCCACCAGGCCATGCTACAATACGGTCAGCGTAGTCTCTGACACAAAGCTCAATATTTTTCTTCATAATCATCTTCCTTCCAAATCAATAAACTTTAATAGGAACTACTTCCGTAAACCGCTCATACACAAAAAGCAACAGATCTGGAATTGCATGAGAAATAGTATCGTCATATACTGCTGCATTTGGAATATCCATCTGGCCACCATCATTCTCTTCTAGTTCAATAGAATCATCACAGTCATATTTCGGATCAAGCTGTTCATAATAGATATAATCTTCACAACCATCCTCAAGTTCATCTGCGTTGGTACCATCGCCAAAGTGCATTGATAAAAATTCCTTGTATTCCGGAATCCATAAAAGAATCCCACCAAAATTATCTTTAGGTACAGAAAAATTTTTAAAATTTCTTTTCATCATCTGATCAAATTCTACTCTAGTCATGATAATTACTCTCCCTTCTTATCATGAATCCCACAAACATAAGCACAAATTTCAAGAATTGATAATCCACAATTATTTGTTATACCCATAACAGCAAGAGGTTTTGCTTTGCTGTAGTATTCTCTTTCCTTTCTTGTCATATTAACTTACTTTTCTGGTAAATTTGCTATCTGCCTTGCGACCTTAGCAGCTTCATCGTAACAATAATTTTCTGTTAATCTCTGTGCATAAGACCATAATCCATATTTTTCATCAGAATTAAACAAAGATAAATATTCAACTGGAATATCACAATTACCTTGTTCGCAAAAATATCCATCTGTATTATCTTCCGTACCCCAAAGTAAGGGACAATAAATACAATGGTTTTCAAAATAATTATCTACTTCTTGTGTAGAATATTGACAACAAAAGCAATAGTTTCGAATTGTATCATCTGGAAAGTTATTTTTTATATACTCTGCTTTATACATATAGATATCATAACCATGATTATTGTGCTCCTCTAATCTATCAGCAATCCAATTCCACATCTTACGATGTTCAGCAATAGCTTCTTCTTTAGTTAAATATAAATCTTCCATAAATAATTCCCTCCTAAAGATTAACTGCATCTCCATTATCATCATAAATAATAGGTTCAATCTTAACGATATAACCAATCTTATTTTCTTTATCAAAGATTTTTATCTTAGCTTTATTAATCCCACATGATCCCCACTCAAAAGAAAATCTCTCATCATTATTTTCTACTATCTTGACAAGATGATCTGATAAAGCTTCAATGTCTCTATGAGTACTTCCCATAATTAATTCCCTTCTATCTAACAGCTGTAATCTCACCATCAATAACAGCATCAATAAGTTCTGTAATATTATCAATATTCTTTGCCTGATAACATCCAGGTCCAGTAAATTCCTTAATAAGTTTCTTTCTACGAGCATCATCCGAATCGTATATATCTGGATCAAGTTCATTATAAGTAATAGCTACAATTCTAGGTAATTCGCTATCCTTAATATTTGAATCATAAACAAGAGACTTAAAGTAATTAAATCTTTCATTAGAATTGATTTGCGTAGCGTCAGCGGAGCCTGGAGCGTTAGCGACCATATCAAGCGAAGCGTCCGGAGCGCCAGCGACCCTGTTGAGTGATCCGGCTACCTGTGTACTAGCGAAGCGGTCACGGTACCGGTCAGTACTATCAATATCATTATCATTATCAATATCAGTATATATATAGGTACCGCTGTGACTGTCGTTATTATTTTCTTCGGGGATATCCTCATATTCGCTTTCGGTCACATCGGTCACAGCGTGACCGTCTGGTCGGTACTCAACATTGTTGATGATAATATTGAAATCAAATGTTTCTTTATATTTACCTTCCCGGAAATTCTTTAATGTTTTATTTACCTTGCCTTTACTGCAATGCACTTCTTTGGAAATTTTGTCTTGTGACATTCCGGGATTATCACGAACAAATTCTATGATTGCTTTGGTAACTTCTGGATTTTCTCCGAACCCTCTTGACCTTCTTTCCTGTGAAGAATCTATCATTCTAAGAGCTGTATCCCCACCTGCATATAAAAATATTTCTTTATCTTCTATTGGTTTTTCATATAAGGCATACTCAATAATTGCCTTATAATATTTATAGGCAACCTCTTTGCCTTTCATCTCTTCAATCATCTGACCTGTTGTGTAATATGATTCAAAAAATGTAAAGCACTTGCTTCTATCAAATTGTTCTTTACCGCTCATGGCCTGCTTCCTCCAACTCTTTTCTATTTATTTTCTTTTTTATTATTTTTTACATAGCCTGCTTTTCTCTGCTGCCATTTTTCTTTATTCTCGTATCTTTTTTTCAGAATCTTGTCCAGTGCGTCCTGAAATCCCAGTGTCATCTCAAAGACATAGACATCTCGTTCCGGGTGATCCCTATCTGGTTCCACAGATTTAATCGGGAACCCTTCTTTTCTAAGCTTACAGGCAATTCTTTTACTCTTAATTGCTTTGCATTTTACTTTCTGCTCTCTCTGATTTTTCATTTCTTTTTACCTCTGCTTTCTAATTGTTTTGGCATTGTGTTTATATTTTGTCTATAGGCTATTACTTGCCTTCAAATCTTTCTAATAATTTCTGCCTGCACACTTCTTCTCTGTGCTTTTCCTGTTCGTTAATATACTTTGTCAATGCTTCGGAAAATCCAGGAACATCTTCAAAGATATATACATCAAACTGAGGATTACGTCTGTTTGGCTCTACAGAAATGATCTTATATCCTTCTTTCCGTAGCAACCATGCAATCCTTCTGCTTTTTACAGCCTTAGTAGCAATTTTTGTTTTATTCATTAATGTTCAACTCCTTTTGTTTGCATTAAGTTTATAATTTGCAGTATCAAATCATACTTAAAAATATGATAATTCCTGCAATTCTTTACCAAGCTTCATAAGTGGATACTCTACAAACCCGCTTCTTTGGGTGATACCTGTAGGAATCAATAATTTCTGTTTGACCATTTCATTAACCAATGATTCATTATTGTTGATATCTGCGAAAATCTCATCATCACCCAGCTTGATTCCAAGATTTACAGATACTGTGCCCCATGGTTCTTCATAATTATTTTGCGGATCGTCACAAGTTGCTATTAATGCAGTAGTTTTATTTTCTGCATATCTTCCCTTGTTGATCAACACTGTAGTTTCCCCAGAATAAAATGTATCAAATGTAACTCTAACCATAATTATTCTCCTTTGTTATATTCTTTAAGCCTATCTATACTTGCCTTAAGCCAATCTCTTCCAGTTAAAAGGTCGTACAATAAATCCCATCCAGAAGTTCCGATCTGATTGAACACATCATCAAGCCAGTATCCTCTCTGTGCATCAAGGATATAGATACATGTTGTAATAGTATCAAGCATTGTTTCCATTTGTGGATGTTTCAGCACATCATAGAAATAATCGTACCATTTATTTCCATGTTCATCTTCTGGGATATCTTCTGGTCCGTAATTAAGGTATTCTACTCCGACACATGGAAGGATTCCTTGATCCGCAGCATCTTCAAAGAAGTGTTCTTCATCATCTGATTCCTCGTTCATAATTGCCTTGCGTTTTTCCGGGATAATATACTGCGGTAAGGGACACATAAATAACTGCAGTGCTATCGTCGTCTGATCGCTGCCAAACGCTTGTAAGTCCATTGCCTTAAGAATGTACCGGTACTCGAAATCTGGAAGGTTTTCATCCCCGTTTTGTGCGAATAGCCCATTAAACACCAGTATCAAAGTACCGTCATCATGGTAGATCTCAGACCACTTTCCTTTCCATGTGATAAGGTTGCCTGAAGGCTGAATGCCTGCAAATGACATGAGTTCTTTCTTATTATATGTAGACATTTTTACTCCTCCTCATCTTCATCATGGTACTCTACGATTTCGATTGAATAACCAAGCTCCTTTTCGATTTCTTCCTTTGTCATTTTTTTAGGTAGTGTTTCTGTCCAGAGAGGATCCCTTGATGGCGCTGTTCGTTTGAGGAAGAAATCTGTTAAGACATCCTTTCCGCTGTGATCATCCATACGCCATAATTTAACAACGTCGTACTGTTCACGACGAACGTTTTCATAGTCCTCGTTTTCTTCATAGTCCTTATTGTCTTTATAACTACTGCAATGCGTAACACATGACAATAATTCATATTCAGTAATTCTAAATGTAGATATACCATTTTTAGAATGATGGTTTGGAAGTACGATAGCTAATACTCCATTGCGAAGGAGCACAATGTCGTTAACCTTGAAACCAGGAAAATCTGATTTTAATTTCTCTTTTGACTCTTTTGTTTCTGGCATTTCCCTGTTCCAACATTCATAACACTCCATATCCGGATGAATACAATTGCCTTCTGAATAATCGTCTGGCAGGTTTTCATAGCCATAACTGTAAGGACAATGCTGGATATGACAACACTGGATATAAGATTCTTTAATTCCATGATCTTTACAATATTTCTCTTTATAAGTCATTACGCTACCTTCTTTCTATAACCGAATACAAGCTCCAGAATTGTTGGTTTATGATTTCTTTTTCTTGCTTCTTCCTGGCGTTTCCAGTCGGCCATGATCTGATCAAATTCTGTTTCCTTATAATGTCCGGAATGAGCCGCCCATACTTCTACACCATTATGTGCAATAAGGATTTCCATATAATCAATTCCATTACTGGCAAAGATTTTTGTTTCACTTGCAATCTGCTGTTTCAATGTGTAATACCTCCATTCATGTACTCTGCTATCTCGTCGATTTTATGTTTAGCTTCTACCAAAGTAAGATCTTTATCAGAATCATAAAGAACTTTTATAGCTAATGATTTCGCTCCATATCCAATGAGGATAGCTGGATTAGCCATTTCTTCTGGTGTTAATTCTCTTTCAATGCCTGCTGCATGATCAAGAAAGTTCTCGTATTCTTTTTCTGTTGGTTCTTTTCCGGTAATGATAAATGCTGCTGTCACGAGATCCCTTTCACTTACAACTCTGCAAGATCTTCCCGGTTCTGTTAAATAGTACTGCATAATATTTCCCTCCTGTTTTTCATTTTGTTTTGCTTAATAGCATAATTCAAACCCAGTATTTATAGAAATGGAGGCGGATCTAGGTTTCACTCCGCTAAGATGACACTGAATTTGAATTATACTATTAATTTTTTTTATGATACTCTGTATCACTTTCCGTTTTAAGAAAACGTACCTTCGACTAGAGGTTAAACCGCTCGTGTGGATTGTGATACAGAGTATATTTGTTCTTCAGTTTTAAGTAGCAAGTTTAAATCTGAAGTTTACATAATTAATAGTTTCTTTTATTTCTATTATCTCGATAAAGTTTATATTTTACAGTATCAAGACAAATAGATTACATTGGATATTCTCTAACGCAGTCCTGTGCTGCATAGTACACATATATTTTATTAGTCAGAAAATTCTTAGTTCCGTTGTTTAAATTATCATTTACTGCACGGACTGCCTCTTCAATCGCTGCTGGCCCTACATCTTTACGAAACTCATGGATAATCGCCTCGTGCACAGAAGTAAATCCAATTAATAAGTCGTTTCCATTCGCAGCCTTCTTACTAATATTCTTAAGAAGTCCTGGGAAGAATATTGATGAGGCACCAAGGAAAGCTTTATCATTTGTGATTATAAGGCCAGCTAGATCAATCTCCTTTATAGTATATGGATCTCTAAAGTTACCAAAAATAACATCCATTAGATTTGATATTGCCTTCGGCGGATACAGTTGTCTTGTATTCTCACAAGCATTTAAGAATACCTTTGAGAAGGATCCAACTGTATTAATATATTTATCAAGGACTTCTTTATCAAGGATATGCGCGGTATTTTTGTCGGCGATACAGATAGCAGCTGCAATATCTCCTATTTTCATAAAGTAATTCTTTTTTAAAGTCTCTTTGTAGTTTTCATAGTTCATCAACCTTA